AAGGCCTATCAATCTTCCATCCTTGCCTTTTATTTTTTCTACAAAGGCGCCGCGTGAACTCATCAGTAACTGCGAAGATAATCTGTATCTAAAAATAAAAGCATTTTCCGCATCATTTGATTTTGTATTGAATATCTCAAGTAGGGGGGAACGAAGTGCTCTTCTACCAGTTAAAACTTGACCGTATCTTGAATTATCCTTCCTCAAAATTATTGAAAGACGGGCTTGATTTCCAGAAATTGCATCTATGCACCTCTGAACCCAGGTAATCTTTTGAAATCCCTCCCTATATGCGCGCTCGATATCCCACAGGTCGTGGTAGGCCCTACCCGCATAACTGGGATTTGTTGCTATTGGGGCGCCAGGTCCTAACGCTTTGACAGAAGCGTTGCTAAGAGATTTGTTCTTAAAAGAGTTCCAAGCCATTGTTAATTACTCAGCACCCAATAGATATCCAAATACTCCACAAGTGACTCCCGCAACGATAAAACCGATAGGTGGCGCTATAAGAAAGCCTCCTATTGCCGTAAATAGTATAAATGACAACATCAATACATTTGCGAAAGTAGGCCTATTCATCACGCGGGGAAGCAAAGCAAATATTTTTTTCATACTGCCCAACTTAGCGTACTTCATGACCTACGATTGAATAATGGCGAAAGATTGGAATAAAGTCCTTGAATACCTGGAACCAAAAAAACCTCTTTATTGTCCTGAAAAGCCGTCAATAAATCAAAGAGTTTTTTTGCGAAGTTATTCGATTGAGGCTTTATTTGGTGGTGCGGCTGGGGGTGGTAAATCGTCAGCGTTGCTGATGGCGGCACTGCAGTATGTGGATATTCCTGGATATTCAGCAATTCTTTTTAGAAGAACATTTGCCGACTTGTCACTGCCGGGTGCCTTGATGGACAGATTCAGAACATGGGTTGGAATGCATGACGATGTTCACTGGAACAACAATAGTTTTATTGCAACCTTTCCATCGGGAGCGCGAGTCTCTTTTGGTTATCTCAATAACACCAATGATTATCTTCGATACAAAGGCTCCGAGTTTCAATTCATAGGCATGGACGAGGTTACGGAAATTAGGGAGTCTGACTACAGATATTTGTTTTCACGATTGCGTCGTCCGGCAAGCGGCCCCCTTTCATCAGTTCCATTAAGAATGAGATGCGCCTCTAACCCGGCGCCGAATTGGGTAAGACAAAGATTTATTGTCGAGGGCCGAGAAAAAGGAAGAATTTTTGTTCCTTCTCGGTTGACCGACAATCCTGGTATTGATGCCGATTCTTATCGGGAGGCACTCTCTGCTTTGGACCCGGTGACAAGGCGTCGTCTCGAAGAAGGCGACTGGTGGTCCACGACTTTGGGGAGTATGTTTGATAGAACTTTGGTAATTATAATAGATAATGACGAAATACCAATCGTTAGTTCATCTGCAAAAGTAGTGCGTTTTTGGGATTTGGCCGCCACGGAGCCAAGTCAAACAACGCCAGACCCCGACTGGACGGTAGGCACGTTGATGATGTTTGACGCGGGAATCGCCTATGTGTTAGATGTCAAGAAAAAACGTGTAAAAGCCGACAAAGTAGAGCAATTTATAGCCCAAACCGCCTACGAGGACGGCATTACGGTGCCGATTAGAATGGAACAAGAACCAGGGTCTTCAGGGAAGGCACTCGTTGACCAATTTGCTAGATATGTTCTCCCCGGTTTTGATTTCGGAGCCAATCGGTCCACGGGGGACAAAATCACGCGGGCCAGGCCCTTTGCGGCGGCCCTTTCTAATGGCAATGTCCGTGTGGTGCGGGGTGCATGGCTGAGTGATTGGCTTGACGAATTTTCGGCCTTTCCTGAATCGGCACCCCACGACGACCAAGTCGACTCGGCTGCGGGGGCTTTCAATTTTTTAACTGGTTTGGGGTTGCCACAGAGGAGAAAAGTCAGTATCGTTGTCTGAGTTAGTGCAACCTCTATTGACTAGGAGAAATTAATGAACTTGGACACTTCTGTGTTTGAGCAATGGCGCAAAGACCTTATGGAACTTGATGCTTTGTTTGACCATTACATCCGCTTGACGCCCGAAATTGAAGAAGCGGCAGAAATGCTTGCGCAGTTGAACATGATTAAGCGCGACCTTTCAATCGTTTACGATTCGTTTGCTGGCAAAGTTGGCACACTTATGGGCAATCGGAGCCTTGTAGAAACGCAATCCGGTGCAACAGTTGAGAAAAAGGGCGCGACTGACCGCAAAAAGTGGGACCACGACAAACTTGTTAATCGTGTTGCAGAGCGATTGGACGAAATGTCAATTGACATGGACACTGGTGAGCGGATTATGACTGCCACACAAATGGTGCAGAAACTCCTTGAGTACGCCGCCGTTTCTTATTGGCGCGTTGGCAAGTTGGGAGAACTAGGAATTAATCCAGACCTGTACTGCGAGCAGGGCGAATACAAAACTAGCATTATCGTTCGATTGGGGGACAAGAACAAATGAGCGACATCTACAGCAAACTTTCCGAACCATTTCCTCAAGAAATGGAAAAAATTATCAACAAGGGCGGGGTAAACCTTACTTACATTCCAGTCAGTGAAGTCATCAACCGTCTGAATAAGGTTCTTGGCGTTGATAAGTGGTCGATGATTATTCAGAGTTGTCACCGCGACCCCAGTGACCCGGAATTTATTGTTGCGCATGTCCGCATTGAATATCACTATGATGGGTTTAACACCATTGTTCGCGACGGATTTGGCGGACAAAAAATTAAGCGAACAAAGACTGGAGCAATACTTGACCTTGGCGATGAATTCAAAGGCGCCATTTCTGATGCTGTAAAAAAGGCGGCACAGACGTTTGGGGTCGGTCTCTACCTTGCCCGCAGTGAAGATGCAATAGAAATTGAGCAATCAATTGAGGCGTCCAACGCGCCAATATCAGAGCACGAGCAAAAGTGGCAGAATTTCAAGAATGTGTCTTCCGCTTTGAGCAAAGAACAAAAAGAATTGATTGCTGCGTTTTGGAAGACAAACTACAGCGAAAAACCCAAACCCAAGACTGCCGACGATATCTTGCCAGAACAACTCGATGCGTTATTGGCCGAGGCTGTTCGATTACAATTTGACGATAATCATGTCGTCGTCAAAAACTGAAAACAGCCTAATACCCCCGGCACATTTGTCGCCGAGTTCGTTGGCAACGTTTGAACAATGTCCGCTGAAATTTAGGTTCAGTAAAATTGAGAACATTCCCGAAGTGCCGGGAATTGAAGCGATTATGGGTAATTTCGTACATTCCGTACTTGAATGCCTTTATACACTCGAGCCGAACCTTCGGACAAAAGACTCGGCGAGGGATTTGGCTCGTTCAGTTTGGAACGAACAATACGCCGAACCGGTGACCAGGCATCTCCGGCGCTCCGACGATATTCATGCGTTCAGGTGGCAATCATGGTTTTGTATAGAAAATCTGTGGTTGGTTGAAAACCCGATGCAGGTTCACCCCCTCGCATTAGAGGACGAAATCAATCATTCATTGGGTGGCGTAACCCTCAAGGGTTTTATTGACCGTTACACGAAATCATTTCAGAACGACAATGGAATCACAATTTCAGACTACAAGACTGGAAAAACGCCGCGTGTCGAGTGGATTTCGGACAAATTCGAGCAATTGAGAATTTACGCGGCCATTCTACAGGAAATACAGATATTTCCCGTCAGTCATCTTGAACTCATCTATTTGAGGGACGGAGTCAAATTTACCGAAGAGGTAACTGCTGAATCTTTGGAAAAAACAATTTATAGAGTGTCTAGAATAAAAGATGAAATTGACCGACGATGTGAAACAAGAGAGTTTGAGGCTATAAAATCTAAGTTGTGTGATTGGTGTTCGTATAAATCAATTTGTCCAGCATGGAGTAAACAATGAACTACATAAATGATGACGAGTTCGCTCGTTTGGTTTCTGAAGATGTAAAAAACAAAGTATCCAATCGACAGCGCGAAAAACTGATGGACGCCAAAAATTGGGGCAGGTGGCAGCGAGCGCTTATTCTTCTTATTGAAAATCTCGATGACCAGATTGCTGATATTGAGTCTGACCGAGAAAGCGATGCGATTCGCTTTGGCGCAATGGGTGAGGATGGTTTGGTTTTGGCTGAAGAAGCAGACTACGCCTATCGTTCGCGCAAGATGAAAATTGAACGCTTTAAATTTCACGTCAATCGCCGATTAGACGACGTAACACACATGATAGAAACTGGTTCATCTGATGAACATATAAAACGAGAAGTGTCCGGTGTCAGCGGCGACGCGAATTTTTTTAGAAAGGCCATTGCCAAACATCGTTCGCTTCTTAGCGAATACGACCTTGAGGCCACTGAAATTGATAGGGCACTGTGGCGTACTCTAGATAACGAATGGGTTTTCGAGGAGATAAACGAAAGCAACCTCTGATGCGTTTTCGCAGTAAAAAAAGGGAAAGCGAATATCAAATCAGGCGCCCCCTGGTTGTCAAAATGTTAGAAAAGTACCCCCACTGTCAGGCTTGTGGTGTCTTTGCCAAACATGATGGGAAAGTCACATATCAACAAAACCCATCCCAGGACATTCACGAATTAGTAAGACGTTCTCAGGGTGGGTCAATAATTGACGAACAAAATCTTTTGGCGGTTTGTAGAAAATGCCATGAACGAATAGGAAGATACCCGCAGTTGGCATTTGATTTGGGGTTATCAAAACACCACTGGGGTCAGCAGTAGTTGAAGTAATCTCTTTGCCATGGAAAACATGGCAAAAGTTAAATATTTAGTATTTATGGGTTTAGATTTATCATTAACTTCAACTGGGGTCAGCGCCAATGGAGAAACTTTCTCCATAAAACCGAAAACTCGCGGGGTGGAAAGACTTGTTGAAATATCTGACAGGATAGTTAATTTTGCGCTTAACGTAAGGCCAAAGGTTGTTATCCTCGAGGGATATTCATTTGGTTCCAAATTTTCAAGGGCGCACTCGCTCGGAGAATTGGGTGGGGCGGTAAAAGTCGCCTTACATAAAACCTGTTTCCCTATCGTCGAAATCCCACCCAAATGTAGGGCAAAATTCGCCACAGGAAACGGCAACGCCAGCAAACGCGATGTCCTTAACTCTCTCAAAATTCAATTCCCTACGCAATTCCATGATGAACGTGGAGACGATGAATGTGACGCCTGGATACTCGAACAAATGGCTTACGCCAAACTTAACGAATCTTGGTATTCGTGGTCAAAATCCCAGTTGACAGCCCTTGAAAGAGTAGATTGGTCACCACTATTCAAAGCACTCGGGAGAAGCACACAATGACTAGAACTGCTCCAATAAGTCAGGTTGAAATTGAACAAGAATTGCTTCGCATGATGGATTTGTTAGAAAAAGAAACAGAAGCATTTGAAAAACTCGCTGAGGACGCCGCAAAGAAAGAGTCTTTGCATAAAGCAAACTGGGCCAAAGAGTATTTGTCAGCAAAAGGCTCAATCAAAGAGCGTGAAGCATG